TGTTCTCCGCGCCGGAGGAGTAGTTACGAACGGCTAGGGTCATGCTGCCGCCTCCATAGCTTGTTTGGCTTTGAGTACGGCGATGCAGAGGGCTATTGCTTGTCGTCCTGGCGGCCTGAGATCGACGTCTGTGAGGTCAGCCCAATCAAGTTCCTGATTGATTTCCCGCTTTAGCCGTTCGCCGTGCTCTGGGCTGTTGAAGTCTGGGAATACCCACGCATCATCCGATACGCAGCAGGTTGCGACACGCCATGCCCAGCCGGGGAGAACCCGATTGCAGAGCTCCACTGCAGCATCGATAGAGGCTGTAAAAGGAAGGCTATCCCAGACCATGCCGAGATTACCGTCGTCGTGCTGAACGCCGCACTGCCCACGGATATCTTTGCGATGCGCCCATACCGGGAAATTGTCCCACGCCCAGTCGTAGCCAGGCTCCTGCATCTTCTTCGATCCGACGCGGAAGATCGCGTCCAGACGGGCATCAACCCATCGGTCTGGGCCTTCGCTCTTTTCTAGTCGTTCGATAAGCTCTTCGATAGTCATGCTGCTGCACTCCTTACCATTTCACGTTCAAGCTCATCGCGCGTCGTCTTGAAGTCGCGATGGAGGATTGCGAAGCCGCCTTCAAGCTTCCAGGCGTTGATGTTCTTCTCGAAGTCATCGATGAGGATGTCCCCGCGCGAGTGCATGAAGAGCGGCTTGTTGCGGCCGCCCATGACCGGCAGGACGTGGCAGGTGGTCGACAGATGCTCCCGGACCCATTCCCGCTTCTGACGCGCTACGTGGGCGTAGTTGGAGCTCGGGCACGCCGTGAGGATGATCGGGTTCAGCCACGAGATGCGGTCGAAGAACTCCTTGGCACCGGGGCATAGCGGCATGTCGCGGAAGTAGCTCGGGTGGTTGTTGATGGTGGACCACATCGCATCATCGGCCATGCCGCGGTGATCGATACCGAACAGCGCCGGGAAGTGAGCATCGAAGTCGGCCATGACGCCGTCGAGGTCGAGATAGACGTGAGGTCTCTTCATCCTTCCCTCCCCGCTTCAGATGCTGTCGAAATGCGCCGGCGCTTCGGCCTGTCGCGGCTTATCGGGAAGAACCTTCGGCTGTGGCAGTTCGTGGAAGGACAAAGGTTTCCTCCGCTCCCACGACATTTCGTAAGGTGGGATAGTCACCTGCATCTGGGATTGATTGTCGATCGCGTCCTGGATCTGCTTTGCAACATCCTGGTTCCACGGCAGAACGTAGTAGCGGGGAGCATTGCCGAGATCGATGAGGATATAGATGGCCTCGTTCGGCATCAGCTTGGAACCGAGGATCAGGTAATCACCGGATGGACCGGTCACGCCGCCGATCAATGGAACCGGCCAGCCGAGGCAGACGGCGAGAGAGACGAGCGCAACCGGGCTGCTTAAGAAAAAAGCGGCAACAGACAGGAGCCGCAGGCGAGTAGGACGACGGGACCATACCGCCACCCACGCGCAGGCGCCTAAGATGACCGTGAGCACGATCCATGAGGAAATGACGGTATTCATCAGGATTGCCCTCCTTGGGCTTTCTTCGCTGAACGAAGCGGTCGAAAAACGTTGTTCATGCTGGCTTTGTCGACGTTGCCGTCCTTATCCATCTTGAACGTCACGACGGTCTTCTCTTGACCTTGTCTCGTCAGTTCGACTTTTGACGTAAGGATGGTCCTGCTCGATGACTTGCCGTCCTTCCCGTCGTTGATCGAGACGATCACATCGACCGGGACAGGGAGTTGCGGGCACCTGAAGCAGTGCAAGTTCAGGGTATACTCGCCGGCAACCACGCCTCTGGTATACGCATTTTCGAAATTCAGGGCTGTTGCATCCGGCATGAGGCCGAGATCATCGCGCAGCAGGTTCCAGATAACGCCGGATTTGTTGGAATACCCAACCGGGACAGGCTCCGCCGGACCAACAACCCAGAGATCGACATCTGTGTCACCGGCCGGCCATGCGGCATAGACGGTCAGATTGCCCGGAGGCTCGGCTGAGGCTTGCAACTGCGCATGGATCTGCGAGGCCGCAAGGATGATCAGGAGCGTGGCCGCCATTCCGATCAGCGCATTCATCAGCACGTCGCGGAAGGCTATGCCATTGACTTCGTCGCTGGGCTTGCTCATTGGCCTGCATCCTTCTGCAGGAGTGCCGTGGCTGTGGAGAGCATGACGAAATTGACCTGCAGCCAGAGGCCGAGCGAAGTCCCGATCAGCGTCGTGTAAAAGGCGATCTTCATCCCGGCGATCATGATCGAGACCGAATGCAGCGCCTCCGTCGCGCTCGACACATCCATCCCTTCAACCGCATGAGCAAAGCCGAACATGTTGCCGATCAACCCAAGCGTCACCAGCCAGACCGCGATGTGACCGATATGGGAATTCTTGATTGCGAACTTTGAAGCGTCGACGATGCGGCGCTGCTTCAGATCATTGAGGCCGATCGATACCTTTCTGGCCCGCGCGCAGAGCGATGCAAGCCCGACGACGAAGACCGCCACCATCAGATAGCCTATGCCGGTCGTCTCGCCCTTGAAGAGGATCTGGACGTAACCGTGGAGCCAGGCCCAGATCACCGCGGCGATTCCAATCGCATTCCAGATGAGGAGCCGATACATCAAGAGATTCGTCAGCATGTCAAAGTTCCTTTGCTGTGTGATTACGGGTGCATGCACTGCCTTTCTGGAGGAGATTTGCGGCCGACCTCGTGACCTCGATCTTGCGGCCTTTGCGATAGATCGGCTTGAGGTTGGGAAAGAGAGAGTCGGCGCTGTCCGCCGCTGCCTCTGTCGAAATGATGAGCCCCGATATCGGAGAGTTCAGATAATCCAAGAACGCTTTCCACGCGGCCTCTTTGGCTTCCGCCTGGGTGGCGAAGATAACGTCGCGCTTTCCATCGCGTAAAACGAAGTTGGTCGAGCGGTGGACCTGGCGATAGAAACCTATCCAGCCGCTCGGCGTCTTCATTGCTCCAGCGTCGAAGCGGTTGCTCATGCTCGCCTCGCTTTGGTCTTGGCCTCTTTGACGGCATGCTGCAGTTTCGCCACGGCCATGATTGACGGCTTTACCTCTGGCTCGGCCCCGTCGTAGTCCATGCCGAATCTTCCGCCGAGACGAGGCAGGAGTGCGCGGGGGATCAGTGTCCAGTTGGAAGGATCGGTGTTGAGCCGGTTGCTATCGACACACTTGAGGCAATGGCCTTCGGGTACTGGACCGTTGACCTTCTCCCACTCATGCAGATGCTTCAGGACATAGCGGCGCTCGTATCCGGTGTGCGGGTTCACCTCGTCGATGCTGACCTCGACATACCCGTCCTTCGACACCCGTTCGTGGCCGAGATAGTTGGTGTTGTGCGGCTCTTGGCCCTTCTTGAACTGCGTCCGTCGAGCGTTCGGATGGAGCCCGCCAGTACCAGGCGCACATTTCTTGCCCTTGTTCATCGGCTCGGCACCCTTGGCGAAATGACCGGTTCGGCCAGTCTTCCAGCCCTTACGCTTGCGGAGAGCGTGGAGGTTTTGTGCAGACACGTCTCGACCGAACCGCTCGACGAATGCGCGGTGGAAGTCAGCTATCGGGAGTAAGCGGTTGGCCTCAAGCCATGCCATCTCCCCGGCTGAATATGCGATAGCCCGGCCCTTCATTCTGACTTGGCCTCGATCATGGGGAGATATTTGCCGACGTAAGCGCCATGCTCTGCAACCAGCTTGGCACCCTTTAGGGCGAGATCGGCGTTCTGCACGATCTGCTGGCTGACGGCGACGATCGCTTCCGTGCGCTTGACCTCGTTCTCAATCTGGTCGGGCGTCATCTCCTCTTCGCTGAGGCGCTCAAGTTGGGCAAAGAGATGGTTGTTCAGGTCGATGAGCTTGTTTTTCATGCGTCTGTCCTCAGTTGGATCCCATGTTCTGCGGCGAGTTCGTCTAGCCATTCCAGCCCAGCCCGCCCCATGGCGCGGTGGCGATCGGTTTGAACGCTGTCGTGGCGGTCTTCAGACTTCCACTGGTAGCTTTTGCGAAGATCCCGGATGGCCCATTCCAAAGCGGCTGCAAACGTCGGCCGGTCGCCGTAGAAAGGACCCCCATGCCCGCACCAGCCTTGGAGGTTGTCTCTTGTGCTGCGGCTCCACGTGCCGTCTGCGTTGCGCATGATGCCAATCTTCAGGTAGCTGGTGCCCTTCTTATCGAGCTTCGTCTCAAACCACCTCGGCAAGTCATCGACGGGCGGAGCCGGTAAAGGATCGAAGCGGAAGGCAAGCTGGTTCAAAGATCCAACTCCGCTGGGCGCTCTTGGCGCATGGAAACGTATCGGGTGAAGGCAGCATCGAAGTTGACGCGCTCGACAATCGTGGGATCGCCCCAACGGACTTTGATCGCGGCGATCTCGGCGATTCCTTCGATCTCCGACCCGAAGACGGTGTTGATGACCTTCCAGTCCTGCGGCGTGGCTGCGACCTTCTCCATTTCCTTCTTGTACTTTTCCGGTCGGTAGAGGGTGATCACCGCGTCATAGTCGGCGCGGGCGTTCTCGCCGCCGTACAGGTCCTTGGCGATCGGTCTCGGGTTCTGCCGCTTGCCGCTTTCGCCGTTCCTCTGGTTGAGGATGAGGACGGATGCACCGAGCTCATCAGCCAGGGCTTTGAACTCGACGGTGACATCTCCAGAGATCCTGTCGGCCGATAGCTTGTCGTTCTTCGGCTTCACCTTGCCGATGTGGTCAAGGACGATGAACGGGGTTTTGGAGTTTGAGCGGTTCTTGATGAACCGGCGGGCATAGGCCATCAGCCTGTCAACGCCTTCCCGCTGGCAGCGTATGATGTCGAACGGCTGGGCATTGATCCAGTTGGCGAAGGTGACGCACCGGTCCTGCTCGGTCTGGGACATCAGGCGCATCGGCTCGCGCTGCTGGCTGCCGCTGATCTGATGAACCTGGGAAATCATCTGCCGGACGCACTGGGCTGGGGACTGGTCATAGGAAAGAAAGAGGACTGGATGCCCCTTCTGTACCGCGTGGTAGATGAGCTGCATGGTGAGGGAGGATTTGCCCTCGCCGCTCGACGACAGGAGCCCGTAGAGATTCCCAGCTTCAAAGACCGGTTCCGATAGAACCTTGGCTATCTCCGGCAGGGCGATCGGAACGCCGACAAGGCCGTCGCGCTTGGTGGAGGCTTGAAATGTTGAGAGATATTGCGAGCCCGGAGATTTGACCGCCTTCGTCTCGGAGAAGCGCGAGCGAAGATCCTTCAACCGTTGCTCGAGATGTTCGATCTCGTCTCCGAGGGTGAGCAGTGAGTGGCCTTCTTGCGCCAGACTGGCGATACAGTCGGCTTCCCTTTCAAGCTGTCGGGATACCGAAGCCCACTTGACGATCTGGAGCTTGGCGTCGAACTCTTGCGGGAGCGTATAGAACCCTGCCTTTTGCAGCCTCTCAAGGTAGTCTGCTGGCGAGATCTCCAGCTTATCCATCACCTTCGGCACAAACGGCTTGAGCGTTGAAGCGTCTGCTACCTGATGGCCTGTAAATAGCTGTTGTGCGGCCGAGAAGGCAATTTGATGCAGCCCCTCCAAAAAGTCATGAGGCTCGAGGCCGCAGGATGCCAGAATATCATTTTTGTTGAGAATGCCCGACAGTATGAGTTGCTCGGCTTTGACAACATCATCTTCTGAGATGCCGTCCATAAGGCGTGCATCGGGCGTGAAATCGCGATTGGGAGCGTTCATGCGCTCCTCCCAGCGTAAAGGATGACTGGCGAGCGCGGGAGGCGCGGTTTCTCTGTCCAGACGTACCAGGCATGGTCCTCGGTGCCGGTAACACCGTCGAGGGTCCAACTGATGCGATCCGTGAGGGAGATCTTTGCGGCGAAGCGAGGATTGTTCTGGAACAAATGCTTTCGGGTGTTCCCGAAATCGAACTTCGCGGTCAGGAGGAGCGCCACCAATCCTTTGCACCGGGTCAGGGCATACTCGGCGAAGAGCTTGGCGTCTCGATTACCCTTGCCGTAAGGCGGGTTGGTGATGATAGCGGAGACGTCGGGCCACACACCATGCGGCTTCAAGAAGTCGTAGAGGGAGTCGTGCGCTCTGTCATAGACAGCAATGTCAGAGGTATAGACCGTGTCGGCCTTTTCCTTGAGAACATCGGCCATAAGGTGGTTGCCGGCCGCCGGTTCCCACACGGTCATCCAGTCGACCGGGAAGTGCCTTAGAAGCGCGTCTGTCACCCATGGCTCTGTTTGGTAGAGATCGTTCTCGGCCCGAGCGTATTTCGATGCGGTGACCGTCATGCTACCGCCCTCTCATTGCGCTGCATGCGGAGCGCAATCCACGGCTCTTGATACCGCTTGGCGTGAAACTTCATCTCGTTGTGTTCCCAGCACAGAGCCACGGCGACTGCCTCGGCGGCGTCATCGGCTAGCGCCTTGGTAGATGGAAGCTTGACGCCCAGCCTCTCAACTTCTTGGATAGCTGGCGTTTTCCAGTCGTTCTTGAATTTCGGTCGGCCGTACTTGTCGAGAACCTGCTGCCCATTCTTTTTGACTGGCTTTTGCGGTGGTTTGAATTTTGCCCCGAAGAACATTGATCGCCACGTACCGGCGGGAAGGGTCGCGTATGGGATGCCCCAATTTGCCAATACACCCACGACCGCAGTCGCAGATATCCAGGCGTAAATCATGGCGTCAGCGCTGGTGTTCCCGATATTGGCGAGTGCGGCCTCTTCCAGAACTGCGAAGTCTGGAGCGCGGCCATGCTCTTTCTTGTGATCGAGGATGAGCGCCTGCACCTTGCGGGAGATCTGGTCGCCGGTGAAGTAGTGGTCTGCCTTGGCTGGCACTTCCAACACGCCGCAATTGACATGGGCGCAGTTGTTGTCTCGGCGTCGAGCTTCAGGGCTGTAGAGAGCATATCCGGTGTATTTCGAGGGATCGAAGCCCATGATCCACGTCATCACCAAGCCCTCCCGACGGAGGTAGCCTTACGCTCGCTCTCAGTGCCCCGTCCGCGCGCGATGGCTGCATGTTCGGCGCAATACGAACCGTAGAGCCGACGCCCGCCGCAGCAGAACATATGGGGACCGATGTTGTCGTCGATTGGGAATTTGCAGTGATGCGCCTCCAGCAAGGCGAACTCGACCGGCGCGACCGCTTCCGGAACTTCGGGCTCCGGGATGAAGACAATAGGTTCAGCCTCGTCGCAGGCAACAGGACGGGGAG